TTTAAATTAAAAAATATGTAAATTTATTTTTTAGTGCAAATTAAAATATAAATTATATTATTAACTAAATAAACTATACTTATAATATATAAACCACGCTTATTTATTAGAGGATAAGTCCATTATATAAAATAATAAATAAAATTATAAAAATAATAAAAAGATGTATCTAGAATAAACATAATAAATATATTAACTAAAATTAATTATAAATTTAAAAATCACTACCAGAATTTGATAAATGATTATATCCTTGAACATTACATAATTTAACTTCTCCATTAGAAATAAGACCTTGTGTTAATTTATTAGTTTGGGCTTTCATTAAATCATCATCGGTTACAAAAAGCTGTGTATCATTTATTCTATTTTTTTCTTGTAAATTATTAGTTATTGTTTTAAAAGCAGGGTCTTCATAATATTTATCATTAACATTTTTAATTTCTTCTGTCATATCTTTCATAGTTTCTTTATTTCGATTACAATTATTTTTATTATTTACTAATTCTATAGTTTCATTATTTTCAATATCATTTTCAATTTCATTAATTGTATCACTAATTTCAGAGTCTTTAAAAGTTATACCTTGACTATTACTTTTATTAATAATATCTTTAATATTTTTTAAATTTTGTTTATGTTTAATATTATTATTATTATTATTATTATTATTATTATTATTATTATTATTATTATTATTTAACTTTGATAAAGCAATAAGAGATTTACGTAAATGTAATTCTTGGATTACCATTATTATAAATGTTGTTAAAAGAATAGAATAAATAGGGTCAATACAAACAGTGTAGGCTATAAATAAAGAATATATAATTTTAAATAGTGTATTATCAAATACTTCAATATATTTTACTTCTATTTTATCTATAAATAATATTAATATAGTTAATAGTATTAAAAAACTATATTTAATAACTGGATTTTCTAAATTATATATTAAACCATTATTTAACTTAACAATAGGATTGATTAAAGACATTTTTATTTACTATTTATAATACTATTTATATTAATGAAATATTATTATTTACAAAGAAAATATAAAATTGAATATTATTTATATTTAAACTAAAATATAAAAATAATAAACTATATAAAATACATAAACTATAAATTATAAACTAATAAAAATTTAATACTATCTCTAGATATAAATAAAAATAATTTAAAATAAAAATAGAATGTCTCTAGATATAAATAGAGATAGTATTAAAACATCATTATCAAATCAAGGATATGGTATTTATAAATCTACACTTAATGAAAAAGAAATAGAATGTATTAAAAATGATTTAACAATAAAACCATTTAGTTGTCCTGGATATGGTAATCCTGAAGACATAGAACCTTATAAATTATATAAAGAAAATGATGATAAATTGTATATTCCTAATTTTTATGGTAAAAATAAGTATGGTGACCCTACTAAAACAAAATTAAAAGAACCTGAAACAACAACACTTGAGTTTTCTACTGATAGACAAATGCGTGATTATCAAAAAGAAATTATTAAAACATATATTACATCTGCTAAAGAAAAAGGAGGTGGTATTATTAGTGTAGGTTGTGGAAGAGGTAAATGTTTAGAAAAAGGAACAGTCATACCACTCTATAATGATACTTCTAAAAAAGTTGAAGATTTAGTTGAAGGCGATATTTTAATTGGTGATGATGGTAGTCCTCGTATAATATTAAGTCTCGGTTCTGGAGTAGCACCAATGTTTGAAGTTAATAGTATAAATAATTATAATCAATTCTATTTTTATAATACTAATACTAATTTAATTTCAAATTTTAAACCTTATACAGTAAATCAAGACCATATTTTAACATTATTTAAAAAAAATACTAGTAATAATCAAGATCAAAATAATAATAATAATAATAACAATAATAACAATAATAACAATAATAACAATAATAATAATAACAATAATAATATAGTAAATACTATTACTTTATATGATACACATACTAAAACATTAAATCAAAGTGATGTAGTTGATATTTCTATTCTGGAGTATCTATCTTTATCTGAAGAAGAAAAAAATAATTATTATGGATTAAAATTACCATTAAAATTTATATGTTCTAGATATGTTAAAAAATATGTTAAAGAAATAGATTATAATAGACATAATGGATTAAATACTATAAATAAAGAATTATTAACATTTCCGAAAAATATTAAAAATATAAATCCAGTATATGCTTTTTATATAGGTTATATAATTGGAATTAAGTTAAACCAGTTTAATACTAAAAATCATAATTCTATTCATAATAGTATAGAAGATATACTTAATATAAATAATACATTAAAAAATGATAATGCGATGGCATTTATAAATACAATAAATATAAATGATTTAAAAAATTATGTTAATAAACATAAAATAAATTTTCAATATATTAATGATTTATATATTGGAATACTAATAAGTTTTAATTCTAATAAAATAGATTTATATTTATATTTAGAACCAATAATAGATATTAAAAATAGTAATAATATTAAAAATAATAGTGAAGAAGTAGTTAATTTATTTATAGAATTATTAGATACTATTGGAATTACTTATAAAATTACATCTTATTTATCATCAACTATAAAAATTCTTACAATTACTGATAAATATATTGAATATTACAACCATAGTACTATAGCTATTAATATTAAATCTAAAGGTAATGGTGAGTATTATGGATTTCAAATAAGTGGTAATGGGCGTTTTATATTATCTGATAGAACACTTACTCATAATACTGTTATGGGATTGAAAATTGCTGAAGAATTAAAAGTCAAAACTCTTATTTTAGTTCATAAGGAATTTTTAATGAACCAATGGGTTGAAAGAATTACTGAATATTTACCTGAAGCAAAAGTTGGTTATATACAAGGTAAAAAATGTGATATTAATCGCAAAGATATTGTTCTAGCAATGATACAAAGTTTAAGCGACCCTCGTAAAGATAAAGATTATCCTGCAAATTTATTTGAAAGTTTTGGATTAGTTATTGCTGATGAGTGTCATCATTTAGCAGCACGTCAATTTTGTAGGTCATTAGCAAAATATCCTTTTAAATATACATTAGGATTAAGTGCTACTCCAGACCGTGCCGATGGATTACAACGTGTATTTAAACATTATTTAGGTGATATTGTATATAAAGATGCTGATATACAACAGAGTGCTGAAGACATTAGATTAGATCATATACCTAATTCTAAAGTTGAACTTTATATCTATAATAATTCTGATCATAACTATTCTAAAGAAGCATTAAACTATAAAAAAAAGCCAGATATTGTTAAGATGAAGTCAAATGTAGCAAATTGTTTCAAAAGAACACAGTTTTTATTATCCTTTTTACCACGTTTAATAGAAGAAGAAAAAACAATATTAATTCTCAGTTGTCGGCGTAATCATATTAATGAAATGGAAACATTAATTAATGATATGGCTATACCTAATTGTAGTGTTGGTCTTTATGTAGGAGGAATGAAACAAAGTAATTTAGATATAAGTTCTACAAAACGGATAATTATTGCTACTTATGATATGGCTGAAGAGGCATTTGATTGTAAAACATTAAATACCCTTATTTTTGGAACACCTCATAAAAATATTAAACAAGCCGTGGGTAGAATTTTAAGAGAAGAAAAGAAAAAACGTAAAATAATACCATTAATTATTGATTTACAAGATGTATTTTCAAGTTTTAACAGTTGGAATAAATTACGTGAAAAATATTATAAAACTGAAGAATATCCTTTGAAAGTATTTAATGTTATTGATAAACCTGACCTTAACTTTAAACCTATTGTGAGTTTTGTTAAAGATGTTTCTAATAAAAAAACAACTAAAACGAAAGAAACTAAAGATACTAAAAATAAAAAATCATCATTAATTATTGATTTGGATAATGAAGTTATAGTTAAAGGTAATAGTAATGGTGATAATGATAATGATGAAGAAGATAATAGAGAAATATTAGATTTTTAAATATTAAAACTAATAAAAAAATATATTCTCATATAAATAAAATATTTGCTAATAATAATAATAATAATAATAATGCATTTACAAAAATTAACATTTAATTTAGCCTATATATTACTTATTAGTTCAAGTATTTTAACTGGCTTTGGATCATTAAATACATTTACAAAAGAAATATTACCTTTAAAATATATTTTAAGTATTGAAACGTGTGTTACTATAATTGCTAGTATTGCCTATGTTTTTTTGATAAAATCCTATGCTACAAATCAAAATTTTGATTTAACATTTTATAGATATCTAGATTGGTTTGCTACAACACCTTTATTATTATTATCATTAATTATATATTTATCTTATCTTAAAAATAAAGATGAAAATAAAAAAACACCAGAAACAGAAGACGATACATTTAATATAATTTTAAAAGATAAAAAAATAATAATTATTATGTTATTAAACTTTTTAATGTTAGTCTTTGGATATATGGGAGAAACTAAATTAATAAATTATATTCTTGCTAATGTTTTAGGATTTATACCTTTTATTATAATGTTGTATCTTATTTGGACTAATTATTGTCATTCTAGTAATATAAATGTATTTATAGCATTTAGTATTATCTGGACTATGTACGGTATAGTTTATTTTTTTGATAATAATAGAAAAAATATTAGTTATAATATTCTTGATATTATTGCTAAAGTTGGATTTAGTCTTTTAATATGGTATCAAGTTCTTGAATATAAATTAAATACAATAGATAATGAAACTAAAGATGAAAAAGAATAAAATAAAAGAATATAATTTATATTAGTAAAATACTAATGAATAAAATTTCTATAAACATATCATCCATAATCAATATCTATTAGGATTACCCTTAAATAAATGATTGTAGTTTATATATTAGATTTTTTGTTATTTAAAGTCTGTAGTTTAATATAATTTATATTATTATTATTATTATTTTAAATAAAATTGAATTTATATTTAAAATAATATAAAATTTACAAACAAAATCAATATTAAAATAATAATATTTATTTATAATAAATTTAAAATGGAAACCATAAAAAAGACAAATATAAAAATTAATTCAAAAGAAGATAAAAAAGAAGATAAAAAAGAATATACAACTATTAATAATATACCACAACTTATTAAATCATCTTTACAAACTAAAAATTGGAGAAAATCTCAATTATGGTATGTAAATGGTAAAAAAAATGAGTGTGAATTATTTCAACGTAAAATAATTGAAAGTATAATAAATATACCTTGTAGTAAAACAAATGATAGACTATATATGGAAACATCTACAATAGTATCGTTATTACATCCATTAAAACAAACTAATGGATTTGAATATACAGAAAATTTTGATTGTAAAATTAAAATAAATAATAATATAATTTATTTTAATCTAAAATTTGTATGTGATACAGGTGGTGCTCAAACACGTTCATTAAGAGAAGTGTATCATTTTATAAAACATACTATACTTTATTTGAAAAAATCAAATAATTTAAATACTTATTTTATAAATATTTTAGATGGAAATTGTTGTAATAAACATTATGATAACTATAAATATTTAGAAGAATTATTTAAAAATGATATAGAATTAATTAAAAAATATTTATTTATTGGTGATTCATATATGTTTGAATCTTGGTGGAAACAAAAAAATATAAAGTAAATAAAAAATATAAAATAAACTAAATAACAAATATAAAATAAACTAAATATAAAATATTAAAATAAATACTATACTAATAAAAATTATTTTTATATAGTTAGTGTTTCTAAATCTAATATATCAATTGTATCTAAATTATCTAGAATATATTCTACAATTAAATAAACTAAATCAAATGAAATACGTTTGCGTGCTATATCTTTACTTTCTCTGTAATTAGTTAAAAATAATGAACTATATTTTTCTCTTTTTTTATTTAAATAAGTATTGAATTTTAAAACTAATAGTTTTTGTATATTAATATCAATACATGGTTCAATAATAAGAGTTGCATATGTTCTTGCGCTTTGATTTTCGGTTTCATCAATATATAAATTATTACTATTTTCTTCATATGTTAAACCAATTTTACTATCTTTGTTATCATCTATACATTTAACAATAATATTTGTATTTTGTTTATTTTTATTTTTTGATGTAAGTCTAGTAATTTTATATTTATTTTTTGTAATTAAATTATATATTTCTCCACCAATCATATAATTATTATTATCATTTAAAATTGTTTGTATTTTTGTTTTTGATGGATACAAAGTAATATTTATAGTATTATCAATAATACTTTTTGTAGTAGTAAAAATACTATTACTTTCTGTAGTATTATTTTTACTACTTTTTTTTGTAAATTGAAAACTACATATTGTATATGTAGTATCTGAAAATACTTGTTCTTCAAATATATTTATAATAGTTATATTATATATTTCTAAAAATACTTTTCTTAATACAATATCATTTTTTCTTATTGATGACCAAAAATTTAAAGGAACTATAATAATACCACCTAATGTTGGATTTTTTATTATTTCTTTAATAAAACATTTATATAAATCATTTACATCATATTTATCAAATAATAATTTATTGCTTGATTTATTTCTCGCTAAATATGGAGGATTTGTAAATACAAATTTATTATTATAATTAGGAGGATTTTGAATAGTATCTTGTTTTATAATATAAGAATGTTTAGGTTCTATATCATAACATTCTAATTTATATTTATTTTTATTATTATTTTTCAAAAAATGAAGTAAATCTCCATCGCCTGTAAATGGTTCAATAATAATTTCTACATTTTCAGGTATTAACATAGTTTGTAATATATATTCATAGTTTTTTGTAAAAAATTGTCCTAAACTTTTTTTATTATTAGTATTATTTTCACTCATATTTTTTTCACTCATATGTATTAGTAGATAAATAATATATAAAAATTTCAATTTTTATATTTAATATATAATATATTTTTTAAATTAACTATTTATTTTATTTTCAAAATAAAATTTAAACTACATTATATTTAATTAGAAATACAATATAAAAAACAAACAATACTTATTTATTAGAAGATACGCCGATTATAAAATGGCTTTACCTACCGATGAAATAATAACAAAATTTAAATTATTCTGGCAATACCCAGTTATTACAGAAGAAACATTTTATAAACAAAATAAAAATGATGAAAACTATATTGGATTACCTTGGGCTACAATAATTGATAAACGTTATAATTTAAATATTATATTAAATTTATTAAAACCTTATTTAAGTCATATTTTTAATAATAATAATAACAACAAAAAAGAATATTATACTTGTTGCCAACATATTCATTTTAGACAATTACTTGTTTTATTTAAACTATTAAATATAAAAACTGTCTATAGTCCTCATAAAGTAATTAATGAAAATTGTATTAATGAAATTTATATTAAACCCTGCCCTCTTTATGCTGCTAATATAGAAGACCATCATCGTAATCAATTATTTCAAAATATTGATTTTTTTACGATTAAACGTAAATATTTATATAACTTTCAAGGTGCTTATGATAAACAATGTTATTTAACAGATATTAGAGAACAAATATTTAAAATGAAGCATCCTGAGAATTGTTATATTAAAAATATTGGATTGTGGCATTATAATAATATTGTATATACTACTAAACAAAATAATGATAAAGAATTAAATGAAACACAACAACATATTAATAATACAAATGACTATAATCAATTATTATTAGACTCTGAATTTAGTCTCTGTCCTTCAGGTTCTGGTCCAAATAGTATTCGTTTATGGGAATGTTTAGCCATTGGTACTATACCAATTGTTCTAGCAGATACTTTAGAATTACCAATTCACGAATTATGGGAAGATGCTATTATTAGAATAAAAGAAAAAGATTTAAATACTCTTACTGATTTATTATCATTACTTAGTGAAACTAAAAAACTTGAAATGAGAAAAAAATGTATTGAATTATATACTTATTTTAAAGATAATTATAAAAATGAGAGTAAAGAGAATAAGGAGAATAAAGAGAATAAGGAGAGTAAAGAGAATAAGGAGAGTAATGAAGTTGAAATGACGATAGTTCATTATTGTTGTGGAAGTTATGATATTGGGGATTTTGGAGGTGTTGCTAGATATGATTCTCATATAAAATTAGCATTTCCTAATCGTAAATTTTTTAAAGGTCCTGAACAAAAAACACAATTATTAGAATATTTATATAGTGTTAAAAATCTTATAGTTATTACTGATAATCATTTAGTATGTGATATACCTAATAAATATAAAACCTATTTAGTTCATCACGGTGTAGCACAAACACACGCTGAAAGAGAACCTGGTTGGAATGCTTATTGGAAAAATCTTTGTTGTAAAGGACAAGAAAAAATGCTTTATTATAGAAAACCTGAAACTACTACTATAATTAGTATTTCACAATTTTGCACTGATGAATTTACTCATTATTATAAAGATATTTATACTAAATTTAAAAATACTAAACTTTTACATACAACAGAATTTGATGAAACTAGATATAAAATAAATTGGAATGAAAAACCAACTATTTTAGGAAATTGGAAAGATGTTAATAAAGGCTCACTTATTATACAACAATTGAAAAATAATATTAATGATTATGAATTTATACAATTAAATTCATATCCTTTAAATATGAATGATATAGACTCTTGGATAAAAAGAAAACAAAACAAATATTTAGAAAGCGACTTATTCTTACAACTTTCTTTATGTGAAGGTTATTCTTATGCTACTTTAGATGCTCTAATATGTGGTATACCTGTTATTTCTTCTAATGTTGGATTATTTTATAAAGATATACCTGAAGATTGTTTTGTTAAACTTGATTGGAAAAGAAATAATGATTTAACTTATATTGAAGAAAAAATAAAGTATGCTTGGGACAATAAAGAAGACATTGGTAAAAAAGGAAGAGAATGGGTTTTAAAACATTGTAATATGAAAGATTGGATTAAAAAAATTAAAACAATTATTAATTAACTACTTCTATTTTACATAATATAAAAATAAATTTTTACTATATTAATAAATAATTTTTAATTTTAATTATGAAATGGATAATTTTTTAAATGATAGTAAAGAATACTCTAGTAATAGTAATAATAACAGTGATAATACTAATGATGATGTAACTATAGAAATTACACATAATATAGAATATCAACTCAATAAATTTAGTAATAATGATTATTTAAAACATAAACATATACCAGAAAAAGTACTTTTTACAAATGAAGATACAATTCATAAACTAAAATTATTTTATAATTCAAATTGTGATATACCATTACTTATTTATGGTAAAAAAGGTATTGGAAAACTAACGTGTATTATTAATTTACTAGTTAATATACCTTGTTATTTACCAACGTTTAATAATGAAGATAAACTAAATAATATTAATTATTTTAAACAATTTGACAATAACTATACAAAATTACTTTTTTATGAAAATATATTTTTTTTAAATCTTAAAGTTTTACATAATAATACTGATATTTTAGAACACTTGGAATTCTTATATAAATTATCTAAATCTAAAAATTTTGATGAAAATGAAAAGAAAATTATAATTATATCAAATATTCAACGATGTAATAAAGATGCTCAACGGTATATTAGTTTTATGATTGATAAAATATCATTACATAGTTCTTATATTTTTACATCTACTACATTTACACAAATAGATAATAAAATAAGAACATCTTGTTCTTCTATTGAATTTAAACCATTAGATGAAGTTTCTTTTTGTAAATTATTCAAAACTAACTTTAAAAAATCATTTTATGATAAAGAAAATACACAAATTTTATTAACAAGTTCATTACTTAAACAATTTTATTCTATTTATACTTCAAATAATTATAATATTGGGACAACTATAGCACAAATTAAATATAATATTGATGTAAATGGTATTGATTTTTTTAAAACTAAACAAAATACACTATCACTATTATCATTAATTGCAAAAAAATTTATAAAAACAAAATTAATATTATCTACAGTTAATTCAGCATTAGAAATACGCACATTTTTATATACATTAGTTTCTTTAAATATTGATTTAATTGTATTCGTAAAAGAAATTATTAAACAATTATGTATTACTAAATTACATTTTACTATTAAAAGTCAAATTATAGAAGAATTAAATATAATCATAAGAGATATAAGTTATTGTAATAAAGATGTTATTATTGTTGAAACTTTTTTTTATAAAATTATAACTATTATTTATTCTACAATTATAAAAAAATAATTATAATTTATAAATAATTATAATTCATAAAAAATAATTATATATATTAATAATAATATATATTAATAATAATATAGAATAATTATTATTATTTACTATGGCTGTTAAAAACTTTAAAATGAAGAAAACTACTTTTAAAAAAGTATTAAACAAACTTTCTAAATCTAAATCTAAATCCTCATATAAAAAAACTAAAAAATCTATGAGTGGAGGTAGTAATTGTAATTTTACACGTAAATTAAAATTTAACAAAAATAATTCCAAATATAAATCTAAGTATAAATCTAAATATAAATTTAAATCTAAATCTAAAAAACATTTAAAACAAAAAGGTGGATTTTTAAATGATGATAATTGTAATCTTGCTACAATTAGAGAACCAGGATTTCATTTAGAAGGGTCTGGGAATATTGAAGGTATTTCTATTCCCGAGTCTAGGGCAGTAATTTACAATCCTAACTGTAAAATTGATACTGATCACCCAATGACATCTTAATCAAAAATAATTGTCATTGGTAAATTATGTATTGATAATGATTTTGAAGATGGAGCAGATATTTCTTTGCGTTTTTTTCTAGTTACTATGCCTTTTTTTATTTTAGAAATAGTTTCATTAACAATTGTATTAGTATTATTTAAATTAATTATTGTATCTTGCTTTTTTTTTGAAATTTTTTTAACAATCTCACATCTTAAATTCATATCATTTTCTACATCTTTTATATTTTTTTTTATATAATTTATAATATTATTTTCTATAGCCCACTTAAAAAAATTTAATTGACCTACAGTTGTAATAAAATACTTATTATCATCATAATAAAACCGAATACGATTACGCCGACAAAATGGATCAAAATTCTTTTTACTATAAGCTTTTAATTGACCTTTATAATTATTATGAACTAAAATATAATTATCAAAAGAAGATACCTTTTTTTTTAATAGTTCTTTTTCCTCATCCGTATCTACAAATTCATTTAAATTATACATTAAATTAAATTTTTTACAATAATTTGTAACAAACCAATCTATTAACCTTAATGAAATTGATTCTCCCTTAAGAACAGTTATTAATTTATTTAATATATATTTATTAGAAAAATATTGTGTTATTGGTATAATAAGTAATGCTTGTTTAGATGTAATATTTTTACAAGACTTAATTGAAATATTTACTTTTTCATTATTTGTGTTATTTATATTATTTCTAGTATTTATATTATTATTATCTTTAGTCATGTTATTATCATTATTTAGAATATCATTAATACTCATATTTTATATATTTATATATTTTTATTTATTTTTATCATTTATTAAACTATTCAGTAATAACACTACCTTTATTTAGTATAGTATTCTTTTAAATTATTCTTTTTATTATTAATATTCTTATTATTATTAATATTCTTATTATTATTAATTATTTATTATTTTCTAAATAAATATTAAAATAATATTAAATTATTAAAATGGTAAATTTAATTTCTTTTAAAGAATTTAAAAAATCAATGAATTCTATTTTACCTATAAATATTAATACTTATTATAAACATAAAAATTATATTGTATATACAATTTTATGTGTCTTAAGTCTCATTACTTTATATTGTCTCTATACTTACATTATAAATAATCACAGTATTACAACTCTATTTTCTAATAACATTATTAATGATAGTCTAGAAGTAGAAACTGTATCTAGACCATTCTTAAATTTACAAGCAGTTAAAAAAGATGGCAGTGAAGTTAAAACTAATATTATTTTTATAACCCATAGTTTTTCTAGAGATGATTGTGAAACAAATTATAATAACTATAAACAGAAAGGTTATCAGTTTATTGGTTTAAGTAGTTATAGTGAATTTCCTGGTCCCATTAGTAATATACACGACGCACTTAATGACCCAAAACATAAATGTTATACTTATGATTACTTTGATTTAACTAAAGGTTGGTGTACTGTTTTTACAGAAGAAAATAATAATAAATGGATGAAAAATGGATTCCCACGTATTCAATTAGCCGAAAGTGATTTCGCAAATTACGAACAACATTTACCAGACACTAATGTTAAAAAAGAATATGATTTTATTTACATTTGTTTAAAAGATGGTGATAAAAAAGAAGGTGATAAAGATTGTCCAGTTGGATGGCAGTCACAAATAAGACGGTTTGATATAGCAAAAAAATTAATTGATATTATGTGTAAAAAATATAAATTAAAAGGTCTTTTAGTTGGACGTATTGGTTGTGAAATTCCTCCTACCTGTCATCAATTGATGGAACAAACCGATTTTATGGATTATAGTAAATTTATAACGAGTTTTAATAAGTGTAAATTTATTTTAACCTGTAGTGAATCCGATGCCTCACCCAGAACTGTTAGTGAAGCAATGTGCTTTAATCTTCCTGTATTGATGAATAAAAAAATATTAGGTGGTTGGCAATATGTTTCAGAACAATCTGGTGAATTCTTTGACCCCGATACTATTGATACTGACTTTGAACCAGTTTTAGATAAATTTATGACAAAATTAAATAATAATGAATACACTCCCCGCGAATGGTTTATACAAAATTACGGTAAATATAACAGTGGTAAGAGACTTTTTGATTTTGTAAAAACATTGTTTAAAGAAAATGAATTAAATATTAAATATGCTGAAATAGAATATATGAAACCTGGTATATAAAGTTAGTGTTTAGTTTTTATTTTTTATTATTTTTATGTTTTATTATTTTTATGTTTTATTATTTTTATGTTTTATTATTTTTATTTTTTATTTATTAAAATCTTTCTATATATTAAGACATAAATCGCAAAATTATTTTAAAGTTCTAAAAATGCCTATATCTCGTAAAAGTCGTAAAAGTTCAAAATCTATGAAAAAATCTTTAAATAATAAAAAAGTAAATTGTAAAGATTTAATAAAAACACCACATATTAAAATGACTAAACAACTATTGTGTTTACAATATCATAATAAATTAAAAACAAAATGTAATAATGATTTTACAAAACTAATGTTAAAAGAATGTAAAGACAAAAACTCAAACACTAATTCTAAAAAAAAAGAACTTAATTGTAAAGATGAATTAAATTCATCATTTAGTAAAGGAATGAAAGATATAAGTTGTAATGTCAAATCTAAAAAAAACAAGAGACAGTGCGAAACTTCATATGAAAATAGTTTTTTAAATGCGTGTAATGAAAAGAAAAAAAGTATGAAAAGTATAAACAGTATAAAAGGTATGAAAGTATGAAAAGTATTAAAGTATTTAAAAATTGTCCAATGATATGTTGATTTTATAAAGTGATGATGTATCAATTTTAGTATATCCACACATATAACCATTTACTAATTATTTTACTAATGTTTATTTATTAGTTAATTTATATATACCAAAAAATATATGGTTTTAATTATCATTTAAACTATCCATTATACTTAAAGTATAAGACACTACTTATACTTTATAAGGAATTTTAACTATTTATTCTGGATATACTTTATTTTTTATAACTTAGTTTATACTTTAATATTAGTATTTAAGAAGACTATTATTATTATTATTTATAATTTTATATTTTCAATTTTATATTTAATATATAGATTAATCTAAATAAATATAATGGGCTTATCATCTAATAAATAAGTCTAGTTTTTTTTATAGTATATTTCTAATTAAATATAAGAATGGATGTTATACTATTTAAAAACTATTTGATACTTATATGATACTCGGTAATAGACATGAACGTTATAGAAGAGATATTAATATAGATTAATAAAAGAAATTAACAGTTATTATATAGTATATATTTAATGCAACATTAAAATATAGTTTGAAATTAATTATTTAATTAAATAATTAAAATAAATATCTACTTTAAAAATAATAACCGTCAAATAAGTTCAAGCCTTTAAAAAGATATTTTAGGTTTATCATTTAATAAACACATCTGTTTATTTAAGAATAAGCCTAATATAAATAATAATTATAAGTATAAAAAAAGTAGTCTCCAAGAATGAATATATTAAATAACATAACAATTAACACTATAATAATAGTATTTCTATCGTTAATTGTTATTATTGCTACTTATACTGACTATATTAAACCTATTATTATAAATCTTATAAATGGTAAATCATTAAATGATACTATGACAGAGGCATTCTCTTCTCAATATTCTTCATTAACACCATCACTTTCAAATACTGTTGATTTTGATACTAACTCTTATTTACGTGATAAAAATAAGCCCATTGTTGTTAAAAACTCAATTTCACTACCTTTAATAAATTATTGTTATTATACTACAGGTTCTTATGAATATTTAGTAGGAAATTATTTTCGCCGTGCTATTTATCCTGTAAAACAAATGAAATGTATGACAAATATAGAAACCATTTATAAATTTATAAATAATGAAATTGATATTGCTTTTATTAGTGAAGAATTATTAAGTAGATATATTAAAAAAGACTGTCGGTATTTAACACGTTTATTAGCAAAAACATTTGATATATCTCTAGATAGATTAGAAGATGAAGAAACATTAACTAATTTATATCCTCCTATTAATTTTAGTGCTATTGGTGTTGGATTTGATAGAGACTTTTATTTAATAGCAAATAATTTTTCAAACATAGTAGAATTTATAGATATAAAAGATAAAAAAATAGGTATATTAGCAGATAGTTATTATGATTATATTAAAATGTGTTCGGCTTATGGGATAGATATTACAAATAATACTTATAATAATACACAAATCATAGAAACAGAATTGGAAGAGTTAATAAAGACATTTCGTGAAGATAAATATGATGCAATTTTCGTTGTTTTAAATCCTAAAAATAAATTACTTTTAGAAATGTCTAAAACTATGCTACTTAGATATATTCATATACAAAAAAAACCAACTCTAGATGATCGTAATAATCTTTCAAATCTTATTAATTTTGAATTAAATAATCAACAAGGAACAACTAGTGAAGATACTATAATAGCACTTCCAACATTAAATCAACAAGAACTTTATTCTAAAACATTAATGGATGATTTAAAAATAGTAAATGTAAGAGATAATTTCAACTCACTTATTAAAAAATATTTTCAACATATTAAACCTCGTGCTGTGGACTTAAATAAATTTCATAAAAGTGAAAATAAATATAGTTATCTAGATACTTATTCATCTAGAATGATATTAGTTATTCGTAATGATATACCAAAAGAAAGAGTAGAATATATTACTCAAAATTATATAAATAATTTAGAAAAGATGAGAAATACAATTGATATAGAAGAATTTAATACTAAACTAGATAATTTTTCATCAAGAGAATTTACATATCAAGAATTAGTCAGTTTTGATAGTGAAATACCAATTGCTGATGGTGCTAGAACTATTTATAAAAAAGAAGGATTAATTTATACAGAAGACGATGTTAGATGTAAAGTGTAAATTGTAAAAAATAGAAAAAAAACTTCAGACAATAGAAAATTAACTAAAATTGAAAATAAAATTACATAATTGTAATTATAATGTCTTGTTATTGATATTTATCATATCTATAGATATGGTAAAATTTAATACAAATGCTGTAAAGTACAATCTACAAGGAACTCTTGTGCTTATTGAAGATGAAGTATATTTTGTTTTATAAATCAATATGTGTGATGTAAATTTTATAATCAAGACATTGAGTTGTAGTGATAGCATAACACTACCCTTTGTTGAAAGTATAAAATTTCCTACTTGTCAATATCCTAACTCATTTACAAACAAATATTTCGTGCTGTTATTTTTAATGTCGAAACTGTAAAAGAAATGCATATGACCCTGAGTTAGTCTTGAGTTTTTACAAAGGTGAATTAGAGTATGCAAGTGTAAAATACATACCAACAAATAAGGATTATACCATTGAAGGTAGTGAGCCCGCAGACTTGTATGATAGTTATGAATATATATCCCTTGGCACTAATCCCAAATAGCGTATTTTTAACTGATATATAGAAATATTAATATATTATTTTTATTTATTATTTAATATTTTAGATAAATATAATTAATAAAAAAATTGTTATTTTTTTTCTAATTTATTAAATTTAAAAAATAAAGTCTATTTTAAAAATATAAAAAAGTTAAGTTTAAAAATTAAAATTTAAAATACATTAGTTATTTAAATAAATTACTTTATTCTTTAATACGTTATAAAGTAAATTTATAAATTTATTAATTTAAATAATATTTTTAATTAATTAAATTATTAATTATGATGCAAGAAATAGATTTAAATATTGATTTCAAATCTGAAAAGATTAAAAAAGTTCAAGAATTATTAGCCGACCCTAAAAAAAAGTTTATTATTGTAGATGGAGTTATTGGAGCAGGTAAAACAACTGTTATTTCTTTAATTGAAAAAGAAATAAATAAAGAAAGAAATAATGAAACAACTAATGAAAGAAATAATAAAACAAATAAATATGGTAATTTAAAAGTAAAAGCCATTTATGAACCTGTTAAATTATGGAATGATACAGGTGTATTACAATATTTTTACAAAGATATTCCTAATCATTGTTATGAATTTCAAACGTATAGTTTTATTACACGTATTGAAAGCATCATTGAAGAATTATATAATAATCAAGATGCTGATGTTTATATTTTAGAACGTAGTATTTGGACGGATAAATATATATTTTTAGAATTATTAAAAGATTCTATTGGCGAGTTAAGAATGAATATGTATAATAAATGGTGGTCTATGTGGAGTTATATTATGCCTATGCGTGTAGATAAATGGGTTTTATTAGATACTTCTTTAGATGAAAGTTTAAGACGTATTAATAGTCGTAATCGTGATGGTGAAAGCACTATCGATAAAGAATACCAAACTAATTTATATGTAAAACATATTGAATTTTATGATACATTACAAAAAGAAAATAAACCTGTTGTTATTATTGATAGCACTATTATGGATACAAATTTAATGGTTGATAATACTAAAGTTGAAAATATTATAGAACAAATATTGAATTAATGAATAAATTTTTAATTGATAGTAAAGAAAAAATAGAAAACCATAAAAAAAATAAAAAAATTATACCTATACTGGGGCTCGAACCCAGAATCTCAAGCTTAGAAGGCTTGCGCGTTATCCATTACGCCATACAGGCAATTGATATTTGTTCTTTTCTTTTTAAATTGTTTTTTTTGTTATTTTAATATATAAAAAATAAAATGTAACTATAACGTAAATATAAAATATATAAAAAATAAAAATAAAATGTAACTATAACGTAAATATAAAATATATAAAAAATAAAAACTATGAATAAAACTATGAATACATCTATGAATAAAACTATGAATACAACTATGAATACAACTATGAATACAACTATGAATACAACTATGAATACAACTATGAATACATCTATGAATAAAACATCAAATATTGATGCTTTATCAGTTAATCATTTTTTAATCTATTTTATAATAGGTTTATTTTTTAAAAAACAATATAAAATTATTTTTATACTAAGTTTACTATGGGAAATTTTTGAATATAGTATTTCTCATATAGATTTTACAAAAAACATAATAATAAAATATTGGTTTATACCTGAAAAATATTGGAATGAACCTTGTAGTAATAAAATATTTGATATTATTATTAATATGATAGGGTATTGGATTGGTAATAAGATAATTTTATGTAAATTATAATTATTAGGCCTATTAATATTGTTTCCATTTTTTACCACATTCTAGACAAGTAATAAATGTAGTCATTGGTTCATCAGATGATCGTGTTTGAACTTCACAATGAATTGTTTTACGTTTATGACATCGAGGACATTTAAATAAATCACTAGCAGATTCTTGTAATGATTCTTTTAATAATTTTTCTATTTTCATTTTTTCATCAATAATATCAGCCCATTTTTCAGGATATAATTTAAATGTATCAATAAATGCTAAATCGTAAGGGTCAATTTCATTTTCGTTCATTTTATTCATTAAATAATCATTTTTTATGTATTCATTGCTATTTAAATTTAGATAAATATTTTTTACTTTACTAATATAAATATCTGTAAAATGATTATTTTCCCATATAGGAATTTTTTTTCTAAAATGACATTTTCTAATAGTATAATTATAAATCCCTTTTTCAATGAATTGTATTTTGTTTTTACTTAATTTTATGTTTTTTAAAATGTGTAGTGCCTGTTGTCTTTTTATATGTAAATCTTTTTCATTAGTAATACATTCTTTTTTTTCTTCAATTAAAATATCAGTTAAAACATCTAAATCATCAATATTAATTATTTTTATTAATTTACTATTTTTATTGGCTCTTTTTTTACGTTTAGGTTTTTTAATTGTTTCTTCATCATCATCTAAATTAATTAACTCTTCCTCTTCACCATCATTATCATCATTATTTTTTTCTTCATCATCTACTGATTCTATTATTTCTTCATCTTCTTCATCTTCTTTAGTCTCTTTTTCTTCATCTATATCATCTCTGTTCAAATCATCTCCATTTAAATCATCATTTAACTCATCATCTAAATCATTAATACCATTTAAATCATCATCAACATCTTCATTTGTATCACTTAGTTCATCTTCACTTATATTTTCGTCATCTGTTAAGTCATCATCAATATTATCATCATCATCTTCATCATCTTCATCATTTTCATCATTTTCGTCATTTTCATCATTTTCAACATTTTCATCATCTTCATCATTTTCATCATCGTCATCATCATCTAATTCTTCATCATTTAAATCATATTCATCATAAATATGTTCATCATTTATTGTATTATTTCTTTGAACAAATTCAATATATTCATCAATATTAATTGATTTAAAATAATAAGTTGTATTTTCAACACATACACCATATACTTTACCATAAACAATAATTTTTTCATCGGTTTTTTCAATATCGTGTGATTCTTCAATTATATCTATTTTATCAATACTAGGTATATATAAATCATAGTTTAATTCTGTTTTATCTTCTTCATTAGGTGAAAACATTAAATAAATACTACTTTTATCATTATAATCAAAAGATGCAAATACCAATCCACCTTTATTATTATTTATTATATTACCATAATTTGTATTTAAATATTTACTTATAGAATTATTTTTTTTTTTAGATAATGTTGCTTTTTGTTTTTTCCAATGTATTTTTTCTTTATCAAGTATTACTTCATTGTTTTTTGTATTAAATGTAATTGGATTTATAGTTAAATTTGCCATAATTATAGTATTAACTATTTTACAAAAATTATAGTAACTAAATTTATTAACAGATAAATTTAAAGTAAAAATACAAATATATTATATTATAGTTTTAATCTTTAAATTTAACTTTTCAATTTTTATATATGAATAAAAATACATTTTATTTTAATTTATATTTATTAATTTTTCAATATAAATATATTATTATTATTCTTATTATTGTATTTTTAATAAATCTTTATTTTGAATAAATTAATTAATTAATTTATAAATAATTCACAAAAAATGTTTATTTTAAATGAAGATACTATTAAAACAACATTAAATAATATTAATTTAATATCAATAAGTTATTATTCCTCTAAATCAGATGTATTAAATATGTATGATACTAATTTTCCATTTGATGAAAATTATATTCCTTTAATTACATCTGTTTTAGAACTAGAACCTAAAATTATACATACTAAAAAATATATTAATGTGGATAGAGAAACAATTATTACAATTGATAATAATAAACGTAATCATAGTAATTCAACTCTAGCGTTTCCATCTTTTTTTCACGATATGAAATTTACAAATAATATACAATCAATACAAACATATAGTAAAAAATTAATAAATACATTAGATAGTAATAATGATACTTTAATTAGAATGTATCATTTAATAGCAAAAGAAGGTAGATTTCATAAATCTATTTTAAATGAAGAAGAATTATTAATTTTTATATGGAACTGGGATTTTGCTAATTTTCAAATTATTATTAATAAAAAAATACCAAATGAATGTAATTTACAATTAAATATTTATACTACAGAAGAAAATACTTTTATTAGTTCTAAATTAGAAATTATAAATAGTATTATAGAAAAAATAAATAAAATTAAAAATGAAATTATATCTAGATACAGATAATTATGTTACTATTGTTTATTTATAAATTAATTAAAATAAATATATATCATAAAATATATAGTACAATATATATTTTAATTAATTTATAAATAAATAATAGTAAATATAAATATAATTATAAAATAAAATGTTAAATACTGATTTAAATGGTTTATGGCAAGAATGTAAAAATAATCAAATTTTACATTTAGTTATTTTATTTAGCATATGTATATTTTTATATTCAATGCTTAATAATTATATGAAACAAAAAAGCGATTTTAATAATATAATAATGCTTAAACAAATGATAAATTCTAATAAATGTGATAATAACAATACCATTCCAAGAATAGATGAAGCAATTATTAAGGACACTATTAATTTACCAAATAGAAATCCCAAATTATTAACCTCAAGTATGGTTTATCCAGAACCAACTAAACCTACAGATGAAGATGTTAGAAAAACACGTATGGATGTGTTAAATATGTTTTATGATACATTTGATGATGATGTTACAAGTATTACATCAAGACCACAAAATTTATATATTGTACCTTAAATTTATATAATGGGTTTATCCTCTAATAAATAAGTGTAGTTTGTTTTTATATTGTATTCTAATTAACTATAATGTAGTTTAAATTTTATTTTGAAAATAAAATTATGTTTATATTATTATTTAATAATATATTATTTCAATATTTATTTCTAATCTAATAATTGATACTATGATTAAATATTATTTAAAAATATGTTTAAAAATATATTTAAAAATATATCTTTTATATATATAATTAAAATTTAAAATTTATAAAACTCGCGAATAATAATTTGTAAATCTAATTTTAAAATAAAAATGATTAAAAGAACTAAAGAACAAAGACAAAATGAAATTAAACCTATATTAAAAAAATTAAATGAATTACATTTAAAACCTACTATTGATGGTATTAAACAATTATATCAACATATTAAGACATATATAGATAATAGTAATAGTAATAATGATGAAAATATAAATATTAATATACCTTGTCCTGAAATAAATATTCTTATAAAAGGAGTATTAGAAATAGATACAAATAAAAAAAATTGGGTTAAATTAGAATGTTTAGTTAGACCAGAAAAAGACTAAAAAAGAACAAATTATTTATTTTATTTTATAATTTTAAATCTTATAGCAATTATTTTATATTTTTCTTCATCTTCTTTTGAATAATATTTATAATAAACTTTTACACCATCTTCTATTGTTTCAATACCTGGTAAGCATTTTTCTAATTTTTCTTTTTCTAAATACTCTCTAAATGAAGTGTATTTATGTATACTTGTTATTTTAATTGTATAATTTCTTATAAATCCTAAATCGGTATTAACAAATTTTATACACTCTCCTTTAGTTAATGATGCGAAATCCCCTTTATTTAATCTACCTTCTACTGTTTTTAATCCAACTTTAATAAGTGAAAACCAAGGTTCTGATAAATTTTTAGTAATAGTTTTAGACATTTTTTATTCTATTTTTATTATTAGGCTTATCCTTAAATAAACGAGCGTGCTTATAAATTGATAAACCCAAAAGAGCTTTTAAAAGCCTTGAATTTATTTGACGGTTATTATATTTAAAGTAGATATTTATTTTTAATTATTTAATTAAATAATTAATTTCACACTATATTTTAATATTACATTAAAATATATACTGTATAATAACGGTTAAGTTCTTTTAGTCTTGACTTGCGTTCTAGTATATGTAGTGTTCCTTCTGTCAAATTAATAATATTTAAATTACTACTATATCAAGGCACTAATTACTTTATCAATTTCATTTCTGTTTTATACATTAGGTTGAAAGAATATAAGTTTTATAAACATTAATATCAATTGTTTGTCAATTTAACTTTTTAATGGTATATATATCAATGGAAGATATAAAAACAGTAATCTAATTTAATAGGATAGTATGTTTAAATTAAAAATATGTAAATTTATTTTTTAGTGCAAATTAAAATATACATTATAATGTCTATTAATAATCAAATCTTTTGTTTTTTGTGTTATTGTTTTACATATATATGTAGTTGGTTTTTTTGTGTTATTTTAGTTTCTTTTGACATTTTACTTATTATTTAATAAATAATTATTGATAATTTAAAAGTTATAAAATAAAATATTTCAATTTTTATAATTTTATTACAAATTTGTAAGATATTTTTTACACATAATAATTTATTAACCTATAAATAAATACAGAATATAAATTACAATCATTGCTACATATGAAATAATTAATAATAAACCTCCAGTACCATATGAAGCACTAATTTTTTTATATTCTTGTGGTATTTGAACTCCTTGTATTATATCAGGCGAAGGTATTATGTTTTCAATAAAAGAAGATGAATAATAAATAAATAGTATTACTCCTACACATGTTGACATAAATATTTGTGCTAATATAAATAAAATTTTACTAATAAATTTCATACGTAAATATGAAACTATAATACCTCCACCAATAAGGCAAGATGTAGCAATACATATATAATATAAATAAGTTAATATAATTTTATAACTATTATCTATAGTAAGGTCATTGTATTTATAATTAATAGTTTCATTTGTTTGTGTATTATTAATATTCATATTATCAATAAAAATTTCAACATTATATAATTTATTTTTAAAATTAATAATTGAAAATAAATTATATCCTAATGTAAATAAAATACCTATTAATAAAAATAATATTAAAAATAGGAGTCTTAAAATCATTTTTAAATCTATAAAATCTATAAAATCTATAAAATCTATAAAATATATAAAATCTATAAAATCTATAAAATATATAAAATATATAAAATATATAAAATATATAAAATATATAAACTGTATTAATTAATATATATATATATATATTTATTTATATATATATATTATTAAAAAATAAATTAAATAAATTAAGAACTAAATGCTAAACCACCCATACCAGACATAATTCTTAATATATTATAATTTAGTCCATAAACACGTGATTGTTGAACTTCTGTATTGGCTTTAATATTTAAAAACAATTCTTTCGTATCTAATTTTGAAAAATTACTACAACCACTGGGTTGATGTTCTTCTGGTTTAACACTAAAAGAATAAATATATATAAAACCATTTGGGCTTCTAGTATGTTTTTGATAAGGTTGTATTAATCTAAAATAATCAGCCTTTCTAATTCTAAAACGCTCAAGACCATTTATATAGATTTGAGCACTATCTATAATATTGCTTGCTGAAACAGCAGGGTCTACTGTATTTGAATAATTAAATAAATCATTAATTGTAAATACAGAATCTAATTGATTAACCCAAAATAATTCTTTTATAGGTAAATTAAATACTAATGGTATTTTTTTTGTTAAAGCATTTGCTCCAATACTTTCACTACCACTATATTGTAATTGTTCTATTAAATAACGATGTTTGGCATTGGCGAATTCTCTTTGCTCTACAGTATCTAAATATATATAATCTACATATAATCTAACTTCTTCAATATCCGTATTATAATTTTTAGTATCTAGAGTACCATTTGGTTTTATATAAATTGTTGAACTTGTATATCCTGAAGGAATAGAACGAACCATAGTTATTAAATATGGATTACCTAAAGAACCTGTTTGTCCTACACCAATTATTGCTGATGGTGATATATAATAAGTTCTATTATCTGAAAATGTAATTATTTTACCTTGAATATCTCTATCAGTTAAATCTTGTGTACCATCATATAATTTTACAAGACTAAGAGTAGTTGAATTATTACTTGTAGCACTATAATAATTATTGTGACCAAAAGTATACATTTGGTTTAAAGGTCTAAAATTTACTTCTAATTCTACATCGTGATATTGAAGAGCAATTAATGGAAGGGCTAAACCTATATTACGACAAAACCAAAATTGAAGTGGAATATATAAAGTTTGAGATGCAGATGTTTTTTCTAAATTACTATTACGATTTAATAATTGGTCTAAACCTCTTTTTTTAGATTCACTTTGTGTTAGTTGTGTCCATATTTCCATCCATTCACTATATTGTCTATCTATAAGTTGTCCTCCTATTTTAATATCATAATACAAAACTGAAGCATGACCAGTATTATTAACCCAACTAATGGTTCCTTTAGCGTCAGTTGTATCGAAATCACTGGCATTACCTCCCCAAGAACTATCAGCAGTATATTGAGTATAAATTTTAGGAATGTCTATTTCAATCATCATTGTATAAATTAAATCAGCATATCTAGTAATATTAAATGTTGTTTTTTTACCCCAATCTGGTTTTGCATCATAACTAATTTGAAAGGCTTCCATTGAAAAATTTGTATGTCTTTTATAAACAGTTTTAAAAAACGTAAATTGGGGATTACCAATTAAATAAACATCTTGAACCCCGTGTGCTACTAATTCTAATAATCCTGCTTGTGGCATTTTTAATTATAATTATAATTATAGTTAAAGTTATAGGTATAGGTATAGGTATAGGTATAGGTATATTTATAATTATAATTTAATTTTTTTTATCTACAATATAAATATATTTTTTACTTTATATATAATCTTTTATAATTTTAATTTTTATATATTTATTATTGTTTATTTATTTAAAAAATAATAAATATAAAAATTATAGATCATACTATATAAATTATTAGTAAATTTAAAACTATAAAAATATAACTATAAAATAGATAAACTATAAAATTATAAAATAAAATGAATAGTATTCGTGGAACAAGTTTAAATATAAAAGAAAATAATAATGGAAATTTAACATTTTCAAGCGATACACAATATAAATGTGTTAGCAGTTCATATGATATTAGAACAAATTCAACTTATACATTGAACTCAACAAATAATATTAAATTAAATTCGGACAATGGTAATATTGTTGTTAATGTTAATAGTGGTGAATTAAAATTAACAAGTTTAGGTAATTTATCTAATGCGGTTATTTTAGAAGCAACACACGCAAATGGTGGTATTTTACAAACAGCAGGCACAGCAGGTATAAATTTAAAGACAACTTATGGTAATATAGAATTATTATCTAAAGGTTCTAATATTAATATTGGTGTATCACCTGTTGGAACTGTTTCATCTAATCAAACTCAAAATCTCAATATGGAATGTTTTAATGATTATAATCTTAATTCTGGCGATATGTATTTTGTAAGTAGTGATATTATTAGTTTTATTTCACAATCAGGAGATATTCATTTTGGAACAAGTAGTGATGGAACACCAATTATTCAATTCCAAAACCAAAATTTACTTGTAAATCAATCAACTAGTACTCTTGATTATCAATTAGATGTTTCTGTAACTGATGAAAGTAGTGATAAAGCAGGTTATAATGGTATTGTTGTAAATACTAAATTAAGTAATGTTGCTGCTGATTTAACATTACAAACAAGTAATACATTAGGAGATAAAACACAATGTATTTTATCTATGGGTTCGTTTGGAAGTAATAATAATAAAGCCATATTAGAAACTTATATTGCTTATCAAACAAATAATGTTATAATTAGAGTAGATGGTAATACATATAATCCTAAATCATTAAATGTAAATAATGGCAAAGATTTTACTATTAATGATGTAGGTAAAAGTATATATTGGGAAACTACAGGACGTTTAGATACAATTACAGATTTAAGTTCAAATGTAACAACAATTAGTGATTCTTCTAATGTTACTATTAGTGGTTCTTATACAGGTGAAACATCTCGCGTTTATTTATTACAAATTGATAGTTTAAGCTCACCTAATACATTTAGATGGTCAAATGATGGTGGTAATATATATAAAAAACAATTAATACCAATTACTTTTAGTGCCATTCTTCTTGAAGATGGTTTAAGTGCTACTTTTACTAAAAAAACAGGATTTACCTATAACCAAGAATTTATATTTCAAACTAAAATTACAGCATTGGTATCTAATACAACATCTATTACTATTCCAGAACCATTACATATATTACAACCTTATCATTCATATATTAATACCACTACACCTAGCGATATTGTCATTAAAACAAATGATAAAGAAAAAATGCGTATTACTGCAGATGGCTCTATTAGTATAAACCAACATTATCCAAAAGCAACTTTAGATATTAATAGCAATTATAATAAAATTATGCATGTTAATGAAACAATTACAGGATTTCAAATTAATCCATCAATAACTTATTTAAAATCAGGTGGTTATGTTTTAGTATGGAATAGCCAACATACGACTGTAGGTTCATCTCATTATGATATTTTTGCACAACGTTATATGGCTGATGGTTCTAAATATAATAATAATTTTATGGTAAATACAGAAGGAACTAATACTACACAAACAGTTCCATCAATTACAGGAAATAAAACTCAATATTCTAATCATTATTTAATATCTTGGAAAAATTATAATTCTGCAAATACACATTATTATGTTTATAGTAAAATTTATCATAATAATAATTCTATTACTACATTTGATATTGTAAATCACACTAGTTCAAATACAATAGATAATGTAAATTGTGCGGGTTTATATAATGGTAATTATATTATTGTTTGGGCTGAAGATAATGGATCAGGAAAATATTTTATTAAAGGAAAAATTATAGATGATAGTGGAAGTATTATTAGTGAGGTTTTACAAATTAGTTCTACTAGTGCTCCATTTTCACGAAATTTTCCTTTCGTTGCTGGATTACCTAGTAATGATAGTAATACACCTAATGGTTTTGTCGTTGGTTATATGTCAGCATTAGATAGCACTAACGACCCTGTTTATAGTATTTCAGTACGTGTTTTTAATTCATCAGGAACAGCAACAACTGATGAAATTCTAATTACTACAAATACAAATACAAATGTAAGTGATGGTTTAGTTTCTGTTGCTGAAATAAAAAATAATAATGTTAATGGAATAAATGGTGGATTTTTATTATCTTTTTATAGGAGTTATCAAGCAAATACAAATTTATATGTTATTGGAAATCCTCTCACAGGTTCAACAAGTGGCACATCATCATCTATTTTAGATTTAAATTTTTTAGCAAAACAAATTATTTTAGATGATGATAATTCAATATTTTTAGTAGGTGAAGAAATAAGTATAGTCTCAAGTGTTGGTAGTATTGGAACTGTAATAGAAAAAATTAAAGCAATTACATATGCCTCATCTAATATTGTTATTACATTAGATACTGGTAGTAGAAGTATTAATACATATCGCTTTAATTCTAACATATCATCATCTGAAGATGCACTATGGATGAAACAAGTAAATACATCACCCTTATATAATGATTTAGAGAGATATACTAATAATACAAAAAGTATTTTAACTATTTTTCAATATAAAAAACCTTTATCCTATATTTCTATTGATAATCAAGGCACAGCATTAGTATCTTGGACTACTGATAGTATTCCTAGTATTTATTATCAACTCTTAAGTATTGAAGATGGTAGTTTTATTGGTACTGAACAAAAATTAACCAATAATACGGACGGTTTAAAACAACGTAATCAAGTTGTAACACATTTATACAGCACTCAAGGTAATAATTATGGTTTTGTTATTGCTTGGGATAATCAAAGTTTAGATTTAAATGATACTGGTATATATCAACAATTAATTGGATATAAACATAATCTTTTAAATTTAGAAGATGGAAATAGTAATTTTATATTTACTCATTATAATCAATTGGGTGTTGGCACAACTACTCCCGATTCATCATTACATATTAAAACACGTTTAAGTAATGGAACCAATAGTAATAATGCGATTGGAGATCCTCCAAATACCTCTACTATTCATTTACAAAATACATCTACGCACGTTATTACAAATGAAGATTTACAAAGTATTAAATTTAGTAACGGTTCTAATAATGTATTAAATAAAATACAAAGTGTAAATTCATTAAGATATGATGATTTATATCCACAACCCACAAATTTAAAAGGATTTTATAAATTTGACTCTAGTGATGGCTCTCAAATTACTGATTCATCTATATTTAATCATAACAGTGGTGGCACAAAAACAAATTCAAATGGTATTCTTAATAATTTTAATTTTGAAACCTGTTGGACAACTGGTATTATAAACAATGCCTTATTATTTGATGGTAATAGTAATTATGTATTTATTGATAATGAAGCAAATAATGAATTAAATACTATATTAGAGAATTCACCTCATGAAATGAGTATGTCAATGTGGATTAATATTCCTACTGATATAGTAAATGGTTCTACTTATGATATTATTTCTAATGGTGGTAATGTAAGTGTTTCTGGAACTTATATTATGGCTGTAAGCGATATTGGTAGTAATGGAAGTATGGTTTTAACATCAAATATAATTACACACTCACCTGGTGTTGTTGAAGATATTAATAATATAGTATTATACGGTTCTATTAAACTTAATGATACAAAGTGGCACCACATTGTTCAAACAGTTGATATTACTGGTGGCGGTAGTAGTACATGCACTATATCAATGTATGTCGATGGTGAATTAAATAAAACTGTTACATCTTCAGGTGATATAACAGTAGAAAATCACGGTTCTGATAAAACTTATATTGGTTCAAGAGATGGGATTGTTAATTATTATCACGGTCATATGGATGAAATGCGAATTTATAATAGTATTCTTACAACAGATGAAATAGAACAACTTTATTCTTATGGTAATCCTAATATTTCAGCAAAAGGAACATTATTAATAACACCAACATCAAATTCAACAAATAATAAAATAATTGTGATAGATGATAATGGTCGCTTTAATAATCTTAATAGTAGGCCTTTACCTTATAAATTATTAACTGGTGATATGATTGCTACTAAAGATAGTAAAACTATTACAGGCACCAATACACTTTTTACAACTGAATTAAATATTGGTGATATTATTATATTAGGTACAAATTATGATGTTGAACGTGTTGTTGTATCTATTATGAATGATACAACATTAATTTTAGATAATAGAGGATTTGGTGGGCCATCAGCAACAGAAACATATAAAAAAGTATTTAAAAAACCTTGTATTTATTCATTTTTTGATAATAGTGATAGTCATCGTGGTCATATTGACAATTATGGTAGATTAATGATTGGAAACAGTAATCCATCTACTTTATTAGAAATAAGCGGAGTTGATGGAAGCACTACGCAATCACCAGAAATAACAATGACAAATACATCAATTGATAACGGTTCTAATAAAAGAAAAACATCTCTTAATTTCAGAGGGTATAATACAGATAGTTCTACATCAAATAGCAACACATTTTTTAATTTAGGTCATATAGAAACATCACATTATGGAACATCGGCAGATAATAAAGCAACAATGCGATTTTTTGTTAATACTGGTTCTGGAACAACAGAAAATAGTGCTATGGATATTACAACTGACGGTATAAGTATATATGATTCAATATCTTTACCTATTACTATAACAACAACTGCATTAGTATTAAATAATACACATTATACAGTTATATCTAATGTTACCGCAAGTGCTTTTGCTATTACATTACCAGCAACCAGTAGTTCTGGTAGAATTTATATATTAAAAAAATATGCCACATCAGGTTCATTTGCTCTTACAATTAATCCTAATACTAATCAAATTGATGGTTCTGGGGCTACTTATAATGTTACTACTTCATTTATTAAATTACAATCTGATGGGACCAACTGGTGGATAATTGGATAATAAAAATATAATTTTATTTTAGAAAGAAAAATAAGAAAAATAAAGTGAAAATTAAAGTGTAAAGTAAGTGTGAATGAAATATATATATTTGTAATAACTAGTTATGCTAAATATTTAGGAGCAATATCTTCTAAATTATAAGTAGTAGGTAACATAGAACGTTTGGTAACATTATTAAAGACACGTTGTTGAGGGAAAATTTGACATTTATTATTTTCAAAGAATTGATAATAATCATGTTTAACATCTCTATTAATTGAATTCATTATTTCACGTGTTCTTTGTTCATTAGGAAATTTAGAAGAATTATTTACATCAGGTGCAGGTGCTTTTTTAAAAGTAGTAAAATCAGCAGGTTTTATACAACTTTCACCTTGTATTTTATGATTATCAAAATCATATCTTTTTTTTACATCAACAGCACAATTAAAATCTGTGGGTGGTGTATTATGACAAGGCACTTTTATATTACAATTGGCAACACAATTTTCATAATTACGTCCAACAGATGAATAATTTGGAACTAATATTTTTTTATTTTCTTTAAGTCCATGACAAGGTTTTAAATTATCATCATTTGGAGATAATTTCCAATTGTCATAATAACATTTATCTGTATAATAATTAATATTTTTTAAATGACTATCTACATCAATGTTTCTAGAATAACCTTCTTGTAAAACACCCGCACTAGAATTTAAATTACGTATATTATAACGATTTTTACATGTATCATAAATAATATCTGAATATTTTTGGTGAATATCTTTATTTTGATTTTTTAATTTAACATCATTACACATAATTAACGCAGGAAATTTATAAGGTGTTTCTTGATTAAATACATTATCTAAACTAGTTCTATCATTATTCATATTAAAATTACCATCACAATCTTTGACAAGAAAATGATCATTAGTATTATTAATTTTTGATGGATTTACATTATTTTTATTATACAATTGCATTGTTGGTTCAGGATTAAAAACAGTTGATGTCATTGTGTAATTATATTTATATTTATTTTTACTATTATTTATTATTATTTATATTATAATTATATAATAGGCTTATCCTTAAATAAACGAGTGTGTTTATAAAATTGATAAACCTAAAAGAGCTTTTAAAAGATTTGAACTTATTTGACAGTTATTATATTTAAAGTAGATATTTAAAGTAGATATTTATTTTTAATTATTTAATTTAATTAAATAATTAATTTAATTAATTTATAATAATA